TAAGAGTTGTATAAAAACAATAAATAAAAACAAAGATTGGATACAACATACTTTTTATAATGAAAGTTTAAAAAAATCACACACACGATCTGGTAATAAGGAACTATCTGTATTGCATTATGATCAAGCTTCTGGAGATGAAAAAAAAATTATTATGGATGCTATATGGCTTGCTCTTCAAAAATATTTTAAAGAATTAGATACTCCATGGTTTAGTCAATGGCATGGATATACTGGCATAAGATTTAACAGATATAAGAAAAATAAAAAAATGGCTTTTCATTGTGATCATATTCATTCTATTTTTGAAGGTCCAAGAAGAGGTATTCCTTTTCTTAGCATCTTAGGCTCGTTGAACGATAACTACGAAGGCGGTGAATTTATTATGTTTGATAAAAAAGAATATAAAATAAAAGCAGGACAAGTATTAATATTTCCTTCTTTTTTCTTTTTTCCACATAGAGTTGAGCCTGTTACTAAAGGAACACGTTATACATACATATCTTGGGCTTATTAATGTTTGATGTTAAAATAATGAAACCTGATGAAATAAAAGTTATTGATAATTTTTTAGATAAAAAAATATTTAAAGATTTGCAAAACACATTACTAAATAAAAGTGAATTCCCTTGGTTTTTAAATTATAACAAAGTTATAGATGATGGTGTTACACAATTTACTCATATGTTTTATTATGATTTTATTCCAAATAGTGCTTACTATAATAACTTGCTTCCTTTCTTTAAAATTTTACAACCAAACGCTATAAAAAGAGTAAAAGCAAATTTAACTATAAAAGAAACTGAAGTAAAACCTTATGGCTTACATCAAGATTATAATGATGATTTAAGTTTAAATCAAATGAAGACGGCCATATATTTTTTAAACACAACAAATGGTCCATCTGTTTTTGAAAATAATAAGAAAGTTGATTGTGTAGAAAATAGGATAGTTATTTTTCCAACAAAAGTTTTACACGCAGGATCTACGCATACAGATTCACAAGTGAGAGGAGTAATTAATTTTAATTGGTTTTGATTTACTCAGGAGGATCTTTTACCCAACTTGTTGATGATTCATCCCATTTCCAATCAAAATTATCACTAGGATTAGCTGCTGGTTGAGCAGTAGGGGCTTGCCATGTATAAGTTGTCGTGTTTAAAGTCCAAGAAGGAAAAGGTTTAGGTGCATAAAAAACATCTGCTGATGGATCATATGTCCATCCAATACTAGGATAATTAGCTCTTAATTTTTTACTTTGATCTCCTTCAACTCCATTAGGTATATCGGACCAATACTTATTTTGTACTGTGTTATACGAACATTTTTTATATGTTTTAGTATCACCATGATGGTTTTGAAAAAAAGTTTGGCCGAGAGATTCTTGTTCATCTCCGTTCTCATCAGTAATAACATCATTATTAACAACGAAAACTCCTGTTACAATATTATTATCGTCTAATTGTGCAAAATGAGCCATACATAATCCTAAGTTGTTAAGGTTCCTGAACCAGTAAATTTAATAATGGTATTAGTTCCACTTGTTGTTACTGTCGGAGAACCTGTTGTTGTTCCTGAATAATTTGCTGTAGGTACACTTAAAATTACAACGCCAGAACCACCAGCGCCTGATGTGTCACCAGCATTATTTCCAGCACCGCCACCACCACCGCCTGTGTTTGCAGTTCCTGATTGTCCAGTATTAGTTTTTCCACCAGCACCGCCACCGCCAGAACCACCAGCACCGCCATCGTCACTACTAGAGCCTCCGCCACCGCCTCCACCTGCAAAAGTAGCAGGAGAGCCTTGTATGCTTGTTGATCCTCCAGCACCGCCATCGCCTGGGTGAGCGTGACCTGTTGAGTTTCCTCCAACAGCGCCTTTTCCGCCGCCACCGCCAGAACCACGGTTGTTATCTGTATTTGATTGTCCACCAGCGTTGCCTTGACCAGATGTACCAGCAGCACCAGCATTTCCTGTTCCAGGAAAGCTTGAAGCTGATCCACCAGAACCACCGACACCACCAGGGTCATTGCTTCCACCACCTCCGCCTTTTCCGCCTCCAACGGAAGTAACGTTTGTTATTAAAGGTGAAGCTATACCAGAAGCTGATCCATTGCTTCCATCTACTTGTCCTCCAGAAGCAGCCCCTCCTCCGCCACCTACGGTGACTGTAAGGGTTCCCCCACTGGTAATTCCTGTAAATGTGCCTGTAAGCATACCACCTGCTCCGCCTGCGCCTGTCGTACCGTTTGTAAAGCCTTCAGCTGTTCCACCAGATCCTCCACCTGCAACTGATAAATAATCTATATCATATTCGGCAGATACGCCTCTAAGATCATCCATAGTTATTGCTGCGGGAGCAGAACCAATTCCTGCTAAATTTCTAACTGCACTAGCACTCATATTAAGTTGAGCAGTTGATGAATTACCTAGTTCGTCATTTACGTCTGATAGTGATATTGCATTAGGTGCACTGGGAGTAGGCATTATTAACTCCTTTTTAGTTTATCTATTTGTCCTTGCAAGTCTTTTACACACTCAATAAGTAAAGAAGTTAAACGATCATACTTAACCGCTTTGACACCATCACTTCTTGTTCCTACTATCTCTGGTAAAACTTTTTCTACATCTTGAGCAAGAACACCAACATCTTTTTTACGCACAAAATATCCGTCTTCTCCACCTCTTTGATCTATGTAATCTTTTTTCCAATCAAATAGAACACCGTTTAATTTTGAAACTAAATCCATTGGTGAAGGAATGTTAACAATGTTTTCTTTAAGTGAAACATCAGAAGAATAAAAAGCAGTAATGTCATTTGTTGCTCTAATCTCTCCCGCTGTTCCTGAAGCTGCTGTCGCAATACCTAAAGAATCTAATTGAACATCATTACCAGCTGTTGTGTTTGAAACAACCATTGTTCCTGTTTGTGCTGGCATTGTGATTGTTACATCAGCTGTTGAAGCAGGACCTATTAAAGTAGCCTTGTTTGTGCCATTATCAGAGTCTTCAAAAAACTCTATAAAGCCTGCGCTTGTAGCACCATTTTTAACTTGTGCCCCTGCTGTGAAAATACCTTGAGTAGCAGTTACAGTTGAAAGAAATGCTGCGGCTCCAGCATCAGACATGTCTATTGTTAATGCTGTAATTCCTGATCCGCCATCATCTCCTTTGATAACAAAATCTTTATCTTGAACTGCTGTAGTTATAACTAAATCACCAGAATTTTGAGTGGTTAATTCAGCGACATCTATATTTGCTATTTTTACGTCTATTTGATCATCTGTGTCTGCTGTTAAACTTGTGTCTGCATCAGCATCTAAAACTAATTCTTTTCCATTAACATCAACAGTTCCATCAGCTAAGAAAGAACCTCCGTATTGACCACCAGCAGCAAAAATATCGTACCAGTTAGTACCGTCTGTAGCTACGAGTCTAGTAGCACCATTTGCAATAGATAAAGTGTTTCCTGAAGCTCCAAGTCTTACAGTCATTGCGTAAGGTCCTGAAGATCCTGAATCAGTAGTTGCATTAGTAATTAAGTAAATTTTTTGTGTAGCTGGGAATTGTGCTATTCTTACTGCACCATGTGCACCTGTAAGTCTTATATGAGCATTTCTTGCTTGGTTGTTTGCTTGTGATTGTGGACCATCAGCGTTTGTTAGTGTGGTCACAGCCGCATCTCCACATGCAACGTTGACTACACCAGCGATTGCAAATTCTAAAGACTGCGAAAAGTTGTTGTTCGTAATAGTTCCCCAAGTTCCTGAATTTGCACCAGTAGCTTGAAGCTCTATTCTCAAACTTGTTGAATATGTTGAACTCATTTAATCTCCTATATAATTATTATTAGTTAAAATAAAGTTTGTCAAAACTTTTATGCAGCTTTATGAACTTCCGTCCAACTTATTGCGCTGTTTGAGTCATCTACTTGGTTCCAGAAGGTTCCTTGTAAAGTTCCAGTTGTACTTGTAGCAGAAACTCCAGTTGGAGTAAAGTCTACACTTATATTAATAGTAAGATTACCACGATCAGCAACAGCTTGAACACTAGGTGCTTCATAGCTCGTTTCTTGCGTTTCTTCACCTAGTGATGAAGTCATGCCAATACCTGTTAATTCAATAGAGGTTAAAACAGTGCCTAAAGATCCTGTTAATTGATTACCGCTAGGAAATGCTGTTTTTCCTATACTTGATACTGCAGTTCCTACAAAAATATCAAGTTCAGGTTCGCTAGCTGCAACAACAGTAACTTGTGAATCACCTGATATTGAGAATGTTCCTATAGACGAAGTAGTTGCATTGCCTGTAACAGATATATTTTGATCAGTGGTTATTGTTTCAGTGCCTAAAGACGCTGTTAACGCTTGTCCAGTTAGAGCTTGAGATAAGCCTGTAGCACCCCATTGTTGATCGCCCCAACCAATAGAAGCACCTGTATTAATATCGTGATCTCTGTTCCAACCAGTTGTTTTTGTAATT